TAAACCAACGGTTATACCATAGTCTTTACATACCTCTAAATAGGACATAGCAACTTGTTTGTTAAAAATAACTAAATCATCTCCAAGTACAAGGTACTCTTTAAAAGTTCTAGCTAGGTGTTTGTCTACCCGATATGCCGATAACCACACCAAATAATGGTGTATTAAAGCTAATGAAGCCCAAGAAGAAAGAGCACCCATGGGCTGTCCTCTTGTATATCTAACAAGACTTCTCATTGCTGTGGTTTTAGTTTTCATAACCATGAAATCTCGATTTACAAGTAAATCGAACCAAGCATGAGTAAAATCATCACCATATCTTGCCCCTAAAACAATTTTATATAATTGTGAAGGAATAAGGTCTGTTGCTGATTTTAAGTCGAAAGAATAACAAGTACGATAGTTTTCACGGAGTGTTTCTTCAACTCGAGTATTTTGAAAGAATGTTGCATCGGACGGATGTCCGCGCAATACTCTCATCATATCATCGGCTAAAGGTCGTAAAGCATATTGAGTAAAGTAATCCACCATAGCAAAAACTCTAACTTTTCCGGCAGCTTCAAATTTTAATGAAAGCCGTCCAGGAATAGTGTGAGACATAGTGAACTCTTCTGCAGTTTGACTCCAAGGCTCATTATCTTTTAGTCCAATAAAGGCTAATCTGTAATGGCGTCTTAAGAATTTAATAAGAGGAAATCGTTTTAAGTATTTCCAAAGAAGTTTCCCAGATTGCATATCTGCAACATAGGATTCCATAACAGCTCGACAGAACACCCAAGGGTTTTGAGATTGTCCAAACTGACTTGAAGCCAAAATCATATATCTTTTCAGACATTGATTAGGATCAAAACAGTGGTAAAATGCATCAAACAATGTTTGTGCTACCGACGGAGATCCATTACCAGAGGCGGTTAATATTAAAGGAGGACTTGGTGTCCGATCTTTAAGAATAACTGGTTCTGAAGTGAAGTTTTTGAAAAATAAACTTCTTGTATCTAACAATTCTTGTTCAAATTGTTCCAGAAGCATATAAGGGGCCGCTTGGATTGAAGAAACATCTGGTAAACCCCATTTTCCTCTAATGGCTTTAAAAGAATATAAAAGAGTCATAATAACTCTGATATGTTTAATAGAACCATCTCTTATCCATTTTCTAATGGTAGGAGGGAAAAATGCAGGTAAACCATGAACTAGTTTAATACGTTGACCAAGACTTTGAGTCGAAGTTAAGTGTTCGTTACCTAAATATTTTAGGACAACGATGGATGATATTTTCATTACTAGAATGAGGTTATTAACCCCTCTGTAAGTAAAATATCTCGTTAATTTTTTATTCAAGGAATCTACAGCTCTTCTACTTTCTGTTGAAGATGGGATCCCAAGCCACGTTATTATATCATTATAATAATATGGTATGAAATATTTAAAATTTCTTTTAAAATAAATCATAGAGTCCTTAATCTCCCAACCAGGAATTAAAGAAACCAATTTAGTAATTCTTGAAACAAGAAATTCTATATTGGGAGTTGTGGAGTCTGGAAAACGGCTTTTGATTGTCTCCTTAGTATCATCTGGAGTCGCGATAACAATGATAGTAATATCATTAGCGATACTTGAACTAACCAATCGGTTATATTCTTTCTCTCTAAGATATATTAGTACTCCATTATTATTTGGATCTACAACGATATATCGTCCGGAGGCTCGCAACCAATTTATCTGACTTAGATATTTTTCAACTGAGAAATCAGGAGAAAAACCCACTATAGAGGCAGCAAAAGATAAAATTAAATTAGGTTTCATAATATAGTTATTAAAATCCTATCTTAGTATACTGGTGTGTTCAAAGAGGCTATAACCTTTAGTTACTTTCTGTCAATTATGATCAGAACTTAAATTTTTCGAGGCTAGTGAAAGCTAAAATGTATCTCAATAGCTTAAAAGAATTGATCCACTAGGATCTTTTCTAACTATTGGAGTACCAGTGTACTAGCTATATTAAGCTCCTCAAATAAAGGAGTAAGGTACAGTTATAGTATTAAAACAAGGCCAGCAATGTCGAAAGGAAGTGAGATAGAACTCTACCCCTCTTTGCCTTCTTGCGAAGGGGGAGCAGATTTTGTCTCGGAGTTTCATTCCTCCTGCCATTTTAGCTGCAAGTTTTTAGATTACAGTTATATGACATATAGAGACGACCTCTGGGAAAGGTATT